GTGCAGTTGCCGCCAGATTGATTATCAACCGCCAAGATAGTCATTCCTGGGGTGTTAATAAAGGTATCTGAAGCCGAAACCGCTGTGTAAGCGGTTGTATCACCCGAACCTTCAGTTAATAAACCTTGCGCCAATGCACCCATTTTAAGCCCCTTTTATTTTCGATATTAAATTAAGCTGCGGTATAAGTTAGCGTTCCTGAACTTTCCAGGGTTAGCGAAAACATTTCCGCATCGTCATAATTTCCATCGCGCTGATAACTGGTTATCTGGAAAGAACCGCCCAAGGTGTCGGCATTTGGAAGCACCAAATTATAAGTTCCAATGGTGTTTGACATTGCATCACTGCGAACTGATTCTTCAACTGCTGAATCAGTGAAAACACCTGAAACGGAAATCTGCGCTGAACGAATCCCACCATTATCAAGAAGGGTTCGCCAAGGTGCATTATCCTTTGTGGTAACATCAACCGGATTGTTGTTGAAACTCATCGAAGTAGTGCGAACCCCTGCAATGGTGGTTGTGCCTTTCTTCAACGCTAAATCTCTGCCTTTACCTGCTGCCATGTTTTTAAACTCCTTTAGGGTTTATAATTAAGATTCTAGCTTAAATACTCTAATTTTCGTAGAAATATTTTCAGCCTTTTCATAAGCGGCCTTAATCTGTTGAAGCCGAATATCATCATAACCCACCAGATAAGCGGTTTGATAATCCTGCATCAATGAAAGTTCGATTGGTAAGGCATCCGATCCAATTACATATTTTGCCGCCTGTTCTTTATCCAATCTCCAAAAGGTATCTTGTGCAAGATCAAAAGCCCGCTGATTGCTGAAGGCCATTGTGATAAAGTTTTTGAATTTCCGGAATGAACCGTTCAGGGTGATATAAGGCTTATCGTTGAGATATTCGAGAGTTTCAGAATCCAACATTCCAGCGTTTGCAACGAAATAAACAACGGAATCTTCAGCAACTTCCGCTTGAACCGTTTCTGGTTTTTCTTTTTTAGCCATTGCCTTAACTCTCCCTTGTTAAAATTCTAAATCTAACAACCCCATGAGGGTAAAAACCTGTATCATCTTCTTCATCAATGGTTATATCAGAAAATTCAAAGTTGCACAAAACTATTTGAAAACCCGTGGCGGTAAGGCTTGATTCCTGGCGGTCTAATGCTTCAACAACCGCCTTCATGATTGTTTCTGTGGTTTTCCTTCCCCTGCCCTTATCAAAGATATGAATGGTGCAGGTTAAATCCTGGCCTGTTTTTGTTTTATCGCCATCCATTACGGCGGTAAATTCTCCAATCACAATATATGGAAAACTCGCATCCTGTTTAACATAATCAAAAACAGAACTTGCGCCATCTGCAAGGGGGGTGGTTACGGCTGAAACGGCAACCAACCGATCATATATTGCCTTATGAACCGCCAAAACCGAATATGCCATTTACTTGCCCTTTACTTTTATTGCCCGTTTCATGCCTTCGGAAATTCTGGCTTCGATATGTTTCCGTTTCTTTTCCAGTGCAGGGAATAACCAGGGGCGGGCTTTGATTTTTGCCGTTCCATATTCAAGAAACTTTCCGTATTTTACTTTTGTAATATCGTGAATTCCAACGGTTGCGGTTAGCCCGCTTAATTTATGATTGATTGAATTAATAAGCCTTCCGGTGTCAACCGCTGGTGCTTCGCCTGGTGCTGAGGCTCTATGGTATTTTGATGCGGTAATCTTCCCGTTCTTACTTCGCTTTAATGCCCCTCGCCTGTAGGTTTTACCCCCCTTGCTTTTCCGCATCGAATCTTTCGCTTCATTTTGAATAAGCAAAGCACTGGCGGCAACAGCCTTTTTTGTTTCGCTTAAAATCTGCTTTTCCATTGCTGGAAAGAGTTTAATCAACGTATCAAGCCCTTCGATCCTAACCCCCTGCACCATATCAAGTTGCCTTTCCTTCTTCCCCGATAATATCAAGGGTTATGTTGGCTTCTTCGCGGTTTATGATTGAAACAATGTTGAAATATCGGCTTCCGAATTTCACCCGCATTTTCGGGGTGATTCCCGCAAAGTATCGCATGGAAATCTTGTGAAGGGTTCTGGTTTCGTTTTGCATTGAAACCCTGTTTTCCCAATTCTTATAAGGCTTCATTGAAACCCAAGCGTTTGTATATTCTGCCCAAGTTGTTGTGAATCCCCCGTAACTGTCGCTTGCTTCGGTAGGTGTTTCAATAACAATATGGTGGCGAAGTTCATTCGGGCTTAGAACCAGGCAATCCTTTTTTGTTGCACATCCCATTATCTGTAAACCATCTGTTCAAGTGTTCTATAAGGCTTTAGCATCACCTTTATTGAATCTGGAATATCAGGGCAATCGCGGTTGTTGTAAAGGGCTGAAACCATCGAACGAACCCCCGCCTGAATCCCTGGGGGAATATCCTTCGGGGCAACGCCAAAACCAGCCTTATAAATTATTTCGATGGCGTTCCTATTGCGTAAATCTGAAGGCCATGAACCCGTTTGTTTTAGGCAAAGCCTTGAACCCGCTGAATCAAGGAAGTAATTGGTTGAAGCCAAGGTTGCTGAAGTATCGGTTGTATCGTAATAGGTAAAACTTGTTATGGAAATGATTGGTGAAAGCGGAAGGTTGATATAATCGGCTTCCTGGTAAATATCGGTTATTGCCCTTTCCTGAACACCATCAAACCATTCATCTGAACTTTTGGAAAACGGGATTCGGTCAAGTGTAAGTTTCAGGCTTTTAGTTATCAGGGATTTTCTAAGGTAAGTTTCAACCATATCGGTTGCTTGCCTGATTAAATCAACAATCAGATTATCTTCAAGATCGTTTGTTATGCGAAGGTAATTCTTTGCGCCATCAATGGTGATTGGCAAGCCTTCGGAAGCGGTTACAACAGTTGTTGAATATCTCATTATTCTTTCTCACTCACAGTTATAACAATGGGTTGTTCGTGTATTCTTCCGCCTGAAGTGGTGATTCGATTGGTTGCGGTGTATGTTGTTCCATCTGTTCCGCCCGAAAGCCAAACTGTTGCGCTGGCGGTATCGTTTGAAGTGGTTTCAACTGTAATTCCAGCTTCAACTGTCCAAGCACTTGAGGAAACCGAATCCGCATCGGGTTCAAGAACTTGTTCCCAATTAATCCTATAATCCAGCTTTTCTGCGGGGTCTTTGGTGAATGTTGTTGAACCTGAAGCCATGTTTTAAATAACCCTTTTAAGGTGAATATACCCGATTTTGTTCCGCCATGCTAATAATCTGTTCTTCCAATTCAACAACCAGGGTTCGGGTTTGCGCTGGAACATTCAATTCCCTTGTGCTTACCTGAACAACAAGGGTTCGGGTTTGCTTACTAACAACAAAGGTTCTTGATGGGCTTATTTCACCTTGGGTAACTGTATAACTTCCAACCGCTTCCGCTGTTGCAGAACCACTGGAACTTCCGGCTGCGGTGCTTGATGAAGCACCTGTTGCGGTTGCGGTGCTGCTGCCAAATGAAGAACCTGAACTTGCTGCGGTGCTTCTTCCGGTGGCTGCGGCTGTAGCTATTCCCGCCGCTGAAGCTATTGCCCTGAAGTTTGAAGCACCTACTGCCGCCGCCGAACCCGTTCCGGTTGATGTTCCGGCTGCTGGTGTACTTGCTGAACCCACCGCCGCCGCTGTTGCTATTCCTGAAGAAGAACCAACCGCCCTTGCTTGGCTTGTTCCGGTAGCTTGTGCAGTTGCAACACCAGATGAAGAACCAGTTGATTGAACGGTTGCCGCGCCAGTTGCGCTGGCGGTGCTTGTTCCTGAAGCTGAACCAACGGCATTTGAACTTGCATCACTGGTTGCTGCGGCGGTTGATGATCCGGCTGAACTTGCAACTGCCCTGGCTTCTGATTTTCCAACAACTGAAGTTGAAGCAACGCCAGATGAAGAAGCTGTGGTGGTGGCTGTACTTCTTCCAACGGCTGCTGCGGTGCTTGTTCCAGATGAAGAACCGGATGCAACTACTGCGGCGCGGCCTGTAGCTGTTACGGTGGCAACACCGGAAGAAGAACCCGCTCCCCTTGTTTGGGATGAACCAACTGCGGCGGCTGTAGCTGCCCCCGATGATGATCCGGCGGTTTCCTTTAAAGCTGCTGTAACACCCGAAGCGGTTGCAATGCCGGATGATGAGGCGGTTGTTCTGGCTTGGCTTGAACCCGTGGCACTGGCACTTGAAGTGCCGCTTGAAGAACCAGTGGCGCGATATTCCGTAACCCCCACCCCTGCGGCTGTAGCTACACCAGAGGCGGAAGCTGTGGAAGCGGCGGTTGATCTTCCAACACCTGAAGCCGTTCCTGTTCCCGCTGAACTTCCTATTCCTTCAGTATGCGCCGAACCATTACCTGAAACAGTTGAAGCACCCGAAGCCGTTCCCGCTGCGGCTGCTGTCGATCTTCCTGTTGCGGCTGCTGTTGCCGAACCCGCCGAACTTGCAATGGCTGCAATAGCTGCAACCCCTGTTGCGGCAACTGTAGCAACCCCCGCCGATGTTCCAACCGCCCTGAACTGCGAAGCCCCCACCGCCGAACAAGTTGCTGCACCTGCTGAAGAACCCGCTGCTGTAGCTTGTGAAGAACCAACGGCTGCTGCGGTGCTTGTTCCAGATGAAGAACCAACCGCTTCAACCGATCCTGATGAACCTGCGCCAACCGCCCCAAACCAAATAAAAGACATTAAGTTGCCTTTCTTATGCTTGCTTCAATTGTCCTATCTGAACCCGCGATCTTTTTTAAAGTCATATCCCACCCATTGATTAAAGGAAGGATTGGCGAAAACCATAAATGGCTTTGAACATCGGTGAACCTTTGGCTGAAAACTTCGCGCTGTGTTCCACCAGTGCCTTCAACCTTTTCTAAAATGCGAACTTCAAATTCATCACCCTTTGCCATCGCACTTAAATCAAGCCATAACTGGTAAAAACCATCTGTGGTTTGCGCCTGGATTGAACTTGATCCGCCGGTAATTGAAAGTTCTGTGGTGCTTGTGCTTGTGTTGTAGGTGTAGGCTTCAGTTATTGCGCTGCCAGTAACCGCCCGAACAGAAGCATCCCAATTTCGATCCGTTCCGGCAACTTTTTTAAGTGTGAAATCAAAGCCATTGATAAGCATCAACCCAGGGAACGCGATATTTGTGCTTTGTGCGTGTGCAAGTGAAGCGGTCAAGGCTTGCCGCTTTGTTCCGCCGCTTCTGACTTTCTCATAAACGCGAAAATCGAACTGATCCCCTTTCGCCATTGCCGCGCCAACGGGATCAAGCCAGGGGTAATAAATTCCTGCTGTTGTAGCGGCCTGAAGTGAAGTTGTTCCTGAAATTATAGAAAGTTCAGATGTTCCAACACTTACACCATCTAATTCATAAGGTTCTGAAATCGCCATAATATTAACTTACCGCATGAATAACACCATTATAACCAGCGTCATTTGTTCCGCCATTTGAAGCCCTCATTGTAAGCCTGCTACCCGAAGGAATATCAATGCGATGCGGCGGCTCTGCTACACTACTCATAAACTCGTTTGTGCCTGTAGCGAACCTGAAGGGCGGCGTTATTAGTTCTTCTGTTGCCGCGCCAACACCCATTTCAACAGTAAGGTGGCGGCGGTTTGTGGTTAAGTCACCCGTAGCCTGAAAACTTGGCACAAGGTATTTATGATCTTCCGTAGTTGATGCGGTTATTTGTGTCCACGCTCCGGCGGCGGTAGAAGCTCCGGGAGTAATAGCCGTGCCAGCCGGTACAGTACCCATGCCGTAAGTCGTAACTCGTGTTCCAGGTTCGTAATCGGGGTAGCCATTGCCTCCGTATAAATCCACGGTTACATATACCGCTGCGCTGGTTCTTGCCCCTGCTGCTTGTGCAGCTATTCTTGAGCCTGCGGGTATATATAACGGGAACAACCAAACTTTTGCGCCAACATCTGCGCTTGAAGTATCAAGCCCGCCGCAATATCCCATTAGTAAATTAGCTATAAGAACATGCTCTGTTGCCGCACCCAAAAGAATATCCAAAGCACCTTGCGAAGCTACCCCTGCTGCCCCATATCCGCCAGCGGTAATCTTGACAAGATAGGCATCAAAAGCCGTGCTTGCTATTAATTCTACAGGAGTTCCTTTGGTGGCGGCAGAACCGCCAGTTGTAACAGATGTTCCAAACATTGGAGTTTGGCCGGTTGTATTGGCGTTGCTCTCGTGTCGCGTGTTGCCTTTACGAATTGCGCCTAGCATTTTAATCTTCCTTTCGGCCTTGCAAGTGTAGCAAACGCCCCTTCATGCCTGGCGGTGTTAGTTCCTACTTTTTCTTTTTATACGCGGCCTTAACATAGGCTTCACAATTTCCAGAAATCGCATCTTGGAATTCCTTGGAATGAAAACCTACCTTAAAACCTGCGGCGTTTACTTCATTGAATGAATCGGCGGTTCTGCCTGTAGGATTCACAATAGATTGAACCTTGGCGGCTGCGGCTTGATTATCTTCAAGCGTTTCGGCAACAACGGGTTTTTCTGTCCCCATCCGCGCCATCACTCGGTTTTCTTCATTATAAACATAAAATTCATGTTGAGTAAGCATAGCCTTAAATCTCCCTGTTTAATCTTCAGTAATTGTGCTTGATGTTGTTAGAATTGGTGTAACTCCCGAACTGATAACAATATTCGGGGAAATTGCGCCTTTGTAAAGAACCTTACCAGTTCCGCTTGAATCAGTACCAACGGCAAAATGGGTTGCTGTTTCTGATCCGCCTGTTGCTGCCGGAAGGCTGATATTGGAAACTGGTGAAACGCTGTTGCTTGTTACTGTCCATCCGCCTGAAGTTCTGGCAACTGCAACACGGGCATAAGAAGTATAAGCGCACTCACTGGTTGTCTGGTTTCCAGCTTCGCCAGGGTCGCCAGTATGAAGCGAAACATAAATGTTGGTTATAGGGGAAGATGCCGCATTATCTGCAAGGTTTGCAATCGCGGTTGCATTGAAAATAAGCTTCAGAAGATCATTTTCAAAAGTGTTGCCCTTACTCATACGGCCATCCCCCTATTTAAAATTGGTGTTTTCTTAATCTAACATAAACGTGGTATTAGAAGAAATTTTATTTTCCGCCCTTACCTTTGCCGCCAACTTTCTTTTCCGGTGCTTCGCCTTCCGCCTTGGTTTCGCGGGCAGGGTTTTCATCATCCCCACCATCTTCTTCAACATCAACCGTTTTCACCTTCTGGCCTTTTGCAAATTCAGCGTATCCATCCCGAACCAGTGCATCTGCAAGTTCAGCGTTTTCGGTGTAGGTTTTACCTTTTGAAAATGGCTTTGAATCATAACCGTTTGGTGAACCAAGTGTTGATTTCAACATAATGAAAGTTTTGGTTTCCTTAACAATAGTTCTTGAAGCTGACATGGTTTATTTTCCTTTCACTGGAATTTGAATAATAAAAAACCCGAACCCCACTTTAGCAGGATTCGGGTTCTTAGCAAGAAATGCAATTACTGTGGTAATGAGTTAGGAATTGCCTTGATAATCACTGCGCTGGATACAAGGCCAACGTTGTGGTTCTTTTCGGCATTTTCCTTGACGCGGATATATCGCTTTGATCCTTTATATCCGGTTTTAAAAACAACTTCATCATTAGAAGTACTAGCAGTTTTCCCAAAAACGCCAGTTGTTGAAGCACCTGTTACTGTGCAAGTTGCCGCAACCGTATCGGTTAGATCGGCATTTGCAACATCGGTGTAGGTTGTATCATCATCAGATTCTTGAAGTGAAAATTCTGAAAATGCACCAGCAACCGTTTCATTGTATGTTCCAACATGAACAACCGCTTCCGCCGCGCTGAACCCGCGAAGGTCAACACCTGTACCAGCAACCGTTGTGTTGTTGGTGGTTCGGCTTGATGGAAGCAAGCTGGTTGATATTGCAACTTTTGTATCAATTTCCCTTGTAGTCATTGTTTTAACCTTTCAATTAAATGTTTGTTTCAGAAGCAGGGATTAACCAAGCTTCATAATTTTTGCAGCGTCAAAGTTTACAACATCGCCGCCAACCCTCTTGGTTGTATAGAATACAACATAAGGCTTTGCTGTGAACGGATCGCGCAAAATGCGAACCCCGATCCTGTCAACAATGGTATAAGCTGCCGCCATGTTTCCATAAAGGATTGAAAGGCTGTTTGAACCTGCTGCTGCCATTGCATCAGAAAAATAAACAGGGTTTCCAAGAAGGTTAAAGCCAGTTCCGTTTTGGGTGCGGAAATCCGAAAGGATATATTCACTGTTGGCTTTGATTTTCAAAAGCTTTGTGAACACCGATCTTTTCATCTGCCATGAAGCACCTTGGCGGTAAACTTCCTTTAAAGCTCCTTGAAGTTCAAGCAGATCATCACCATCGAAATCACCGCTTGCACCTGAATCAACCTGTTCAACGGCATCGCGCTGATATGTTCCAGCAACGCTCCAATCGGAGTAAGTAAGGATTCCCCTTGGCTTTGCTACGCCATCGCCATTGTAAAAGGCATCCGCTTCGGTGCGAAGGAATTTATCCGCAACCTTATCGGCAAGCCACTGTTCAATGTTGATCCCTGCATCATCAAGAAGCTTCTGTGTTGCCTTCGGGCTTGCATGAAGTTCATGAACCGGAATATTCTTCTTGGCAACCTGCGGGGTGTTGGTATCACTGCGGGTTGCAGTTTCACCTACCCAGCCACAAGAAGCTTCATCATCATCAACAATTAAATCAAGGCTATCGCTTGAAATAGTTTCAACGGTTGCCAAAATTCGCATCGGTGAAGATTCAAAAATTCTCTTGGTGATTCGATTGCTCATGGTTGGCGTGACAAGGTAACCGCCATCTGGATCACTAATCACCGACATTGCTTTCTTCTGAAGCTCATCAAGGCCGGAATCAACACCCTTACGAATGTAACCCATAAGGCCGCTATTGTATGCCTTCTGTTCGGTGGTTGTGTTGTCACTGGTGTCTTTACCACCCTGAATCAAGCCCTTCTGAACTGCAACTTCGATTAACCCTAGTTTGGATTTAACTTCCGCAACCTGGGTAAGTGCTTCACCCATCTTGGAAAGCTTTTCTTCCCAAACAACATCGCGCTGCTTCAGGTTTGATTCATTGGTTTCGGTAAATTCTTTAAAAACTTTCCCAAATTCACCAACGGTTTTTGTTACTTTTTCAACTTCCGCCTTGGTTTCGGCAAGAACATCTGGATTATTTTGGTCTGACATGGTTTTAATCCCCAAATTTATTGTTTATTTGAAATACTTGATTTTACGGTGTTCAACACCTGATCAAGCGAACTTAAAGCGTTCTTCAATCCAGCGTCCCGCTGCTTTTTCTGTTCAAAGCCGTAAAGCGATATTCGCTTAGATTCGCTCTGGCTGTATCCTGCATCCCGCAAGAATTTTTCAAACTCCCGAACTGTTTTCGGTAGCTGATCCGATTTCACCGATTGAATCCGCGCCTTTTCATTGGCGGGGAAAGTCACAAGTGAAATCTCGTAAAGTTCAATTTCTTCGATTGTCCGAACCTGGCTTTTGGAATCAATACGCCATTTCAAGGGAACAAAGCCGATTGAAAGGCCATCAATCGCGCCGCCCTTTGCCAGTGCATAGGCATTTGCGCCATCGTGCGAACCAGTGATTATTTTCCCTTTTACGAAAAGCCCTTTTTCGTCTTCCCGCATCTGATTCCAAACCCCGATTGGTTTGCGATAATCGTGCTGGTAAAGCATTTTTACACTCATTGCGCCGCTGTTGTGCTTCTGAATAGCCTTCCTGAAAGCACCCTTTTCAATCACATCACCAACCCGATCCTGGTTGCCAAGATAAGCCCCGTAACCCTCAATAACACCTTCCTCACCCTCAACCGCCTTCAGTTCAAGGGTGAACTGTTTAACCTGATAATCGGCATCATCCTGTTGATTTGGTGCTGTTGTCACTCTGAAAAGTTCCCTAACGAAATTAAAATCTCATGTGTGATTGTATAGGAAATTATAAAGTTTTCCAAATTATTTGAAAAAGGGTTTTGGGTAAGCTACAAATTAAGGCGGTTTCTATTTCGCTTTGGCGGGTAGTTCCTTTCGGGTTGGAAGGGGGGTTTTCAGTTTCCCTGTTGGCTTCCCTTTCAATCTTCCTGGCTTGGTTTATAGCCTTCTTCCCGAATCTTCCGTTCGTACTCCCGAATAAAATCCCATTGCTCTTTGTTGTAGCTGATATTGAATTTTTTAAACCCCTTCAGGTGGCGGTATCGAACATCATCGCCAAGGTATTCGCTATCCTTTCGCTTTTTTGCCAAGGTCAATAACTCCATTTTTTGTTTCGTAATCCTTCAACCAACGTTCCGCTGTGGTGTCCAAAATATGCCCGAACCTGTCCCTGCGATATTTCATGTGGTAGGCTTTTTCGGAATCTGTGATTTGATTTTCCTTTTCGGCAATCGCTTTTGGGTTTGTTCCCAAATTTCTTGGGTTAATTCCCTTTGCTCTGAGATTAACCCCTGCTTGTCGAGGTGTGAGTTTTTCCTCTTGAACTTCAAAAATTAACTTTTCCCTTTTTAAGGGTAAGGGTTTATTTTTTCTTTCTTCTTCTTCTTCTATATCTAGGGGAAACTTTTCGGGAAATCGCTTGTCAGTAGCTTGCAAGTTTCTTGTGTGATTATCTTTTAATTCCAGCAACTTAAAGCAAGTGATTTTCAGAAGTATTCCGTTTTGTTCCAGTTTTATTTTCGTTTTGTTTTCGGAATGTTCCAGGAATGTTTTCAGTTTGCTCGGCTTTGCCCGAAGTTTTTCCCCCCACTTTTGCCATGTAAATTCGGCGGATGGTTCGGGGTGTTTTTCGGAAATTTGCCCTGCAATAACTTCAAGAAGCTTCCACCATCGGGCATACCCTTCAAGCCCAAAAATATCTTCGATTGTCTGCAAGAAATCATCATCACTTGCATCAGTAAAGTGCTTAAACCATTTCATGTAATCCCCAGTTTCTCCCCAGTTTTATGTAGCGGCAACCCTTAACTGGGGTTAGGGCTTTCGGGAGCTACCCTAGCCGCCAGATATTTATAACTTCTTTATAGGGGAAATCGCAATCCTTATTGGATTTTTATTCAGTTTCAGGTTGTGAATTGTGGGGAAGAATCCGGCCATCAAAAACAACAACCATTGAAGGAAAGGGTGCGGAATTTTTTGCACCGCCAAATTTAAGCCGTCCTCTAATGAATTTTATATTACCCTTGGTGCAATAATCATGAAACCAAGCTGTATCAGTTCTGGCAGGAAGCAAGCAAACAACTACCCCCCCCCGCAAGCTTGATTGGTAGGCTTTCATAACCCACTTGCCGATTTCGCGGCCATAGGGCGGATTCATCCAGCAAACCCCACCCCATTCTTGTTTTAGTCCATCCTGTTCTTTTGTGAAGTATCGGGGGCATTTTGCATTTTCTGGCGTGGCGCAAACATCAAGATCGAATTGATAAATATTATTATATTCATCAAAGAACCCTTGAGGGGTTGCCCAAAGATCGGTTGTTGATGTGAAAAGGCCAGTGTTTATCATGTTATTGAACCCTTACACCCTGTTCTTTGTAAATTTCCCAATTTGCGGCCTTATATCGCAACATCTGATTTATAAAGCCTGGAATATACTGCATAACCCTTTGTTCATTTTCACCAAAGGTTGCCGCCAAAATATTACCGCCAATCATCGCAATAACATTTAATACAAGGTCTGGTGAAGCCCCTTTTTCTTCCATCTTTTGAAATTCAGCCATGCAATTTGCTGCTGCTTCATTTAGCATTTTTGTTTGATCTTCAGTGAATTGTTCATTGTTAGACATGGTTTAGTTTCCCTTCTTTTATGGTTTTAACAATTAAATAGATTTTCCGCGCTTCTTCAATGTTGCGGATTTTGGCGGTGTGATAACCCCACCCCAGGGCATCAGAAATTTGCTTATAAAGCTTCCGCCGGTTAAAGCGGCCTGATTGCCAAAGGGGATCAAGAAGCTGGTGAATATGCTTCCTGGCTTCCCGAAGCTCCTTTGTTGGTATGTTTCCAAGTGGCTTGGTTGGTTCGCTGGTTTTGTGGTGGCAACCAACATAATTTTTGCAGGTGTCGCATTTCCAAAAGGGTTGTTCCGCCAGATCGGGACGGTGCGGGTATATCTCCGCGCCACTGGTTAAACGGGCTTCAACATTAACTTGGCAACCGCAACAAAATATTTGCATGGGGATTAATATTAAGTCAAGCATCACTAAGCTCCACATTATATCCCATCAATCTAAGTGATTCTAGAAACGGAATCTTTAGTGCCTCATTTGCTGCTAGATTTAAAAAAGTTCCCACTAGCTTGCCCTCAACCCAGATTTCAATTTTTCCGGTTAGGCTGTCCTGCTTGCTTATGACTTTTGCGGTTTTATCAGTCATCCGCGCTCTCGCTCTTTGTGGGTTTGTATTGTCCGCACCAATCGGATTCAGCTACAGGCGGCCATACTGCTTTCGGGTATTCATCACCGTTTCCTATAGCCTTTAGTGTTATCGGCGGTAAGGCTCTACAATCCCCAGCGTGTTGCATGACTGAATAAAAAGAGTGTGGTGTTCTGTAGTATTTACAAGTTTTGCATGAATCACTCACCACCGCCTCCGCTCTGCTTTGGGTGTTGTTGTAATTCCCAGACGTGCATATACCCTCTAAATGGCTTATGGCCGTACTTATATTTAAAGAAATCGCAAAAATCCTTTTCGT